TTTGATTTGTGATTTTGGATTTTCGATTTGGAATACAGTTCGAGGAAATCTAAAATCATCAATCGAAAATCGAGAATGTCTGGAGGGGTCGCATAGCCAGGTCTAGTGCGGCCGCCTGCTAAGCGGCATCACTACTGCCGTGCGCAGACATTCCAACGTGTGTGTTTTTTTGTTGTACTTTACAATCCTTTGCTGCTTGAATCGCGTGTCGGGCAAAAACGTGCGGTAGTAACGCGTTCACTAGCGATGAATAGAGCAAGCCGATGCATCGGCTTGCTCGAATTCCTGCATTTGCAGTTCGGGCAACCGAAGGGAACCGAAATTTACGTACGAATGTCGAATTCTCGTGACAAATGAATTGTGTCGTTGTGTCCCGGCACGCGATTCAAGCAGCAAAGAATAACGGAAGATTTGTATTGTCGCGCGGTGACATGCGCGACAATGGGATAGGTTGTTAAGGTGCTCCGTGCGGCGTGGTAGCGTTCCTCAGTTGAACGCAGTCCGAACGGCAGCCCCTCGAAGGTCGGAAAATTCGTTGACACAACGAATCTCCCTTGTGTTAGAATGATCGTGCGCGGGCGGGGCTGAAGCCAATCTAGTCGCGCTCGGTCATGGCTCTCAAAGTGTTGGTAGCACTTTGAGAGCCGTTTTTATTCTTTTGGCGGTTGAATCTTGCGCGCCTGCAAAAATTGTTCAAAACTTTCAATGTATATCATCGTCGTGCTGGTCGGTCCCAAGCCCTTTCTGTAACCGCGCAGAACGCCGCGCTCGACGTAATAGAGAATCATGCGGCGGCTCAGTCCAGAGATTCTGGCAGCTTCAACGGCATTGATAGCAGGCTTTTCGGGAGATGGTTTTCGCATTGTGGTAAATTCGGACTTGCTAAGATTGCTAAGCAGTGGTATAATACGCCCAAATCAAACCAAAGTCAATAGGGAAAGCGAATGAATTTCAAATCTCATGGCGACCTTCACAAGCAACACACCTCGAATGGCGTACATCTTGACGACGAGCTCGCACGCGATTTCCCCAGGCAGGATTGTGGCGAAAATTTCTTTTGGTCTATAGTGACGCTGCCGTTTCGTGTTTTGATTGGAGCGATTCCAGCAAAACAGATTGACCATGACCTTGCAAAGCGCGGCGTGCTCGACGGCGAATATGACGGCGATGACCGCTTGCCGGAGATTCTCGATGAACATACCAGAAAATTTCTCGACGCCGGACGAAAGCACTGAATCGTCAACCGATGAACTGCTTGCGCGATTAATGCGTGCCGGTTGGATCGTCCGTTTCCAAGTAACGATATTGGAGTATGGTGCGAAAGCGGGCTTTATCGTATTTGAGCGAGTAGAACCGTCCGGGCTTGCGGTTTCGGAGCAAATCGACGCGCTTAAGCACGGCACAGCCCCTGACAAAATCAATTGGACCATAGACATTTTCGACCCCCCAACGATTCACAAAGCCCTACGGAAATTCTCCCATTCTTTCTTGAGTCCTGCACCGCCACCTAAATAAACCATTGCCGGTTTCGATTAACAGCTAGGGTTTTCCCCTAGCTGTTTTTTTGCGTACGCGTGGTCCACGTGATGCGCCGCGCGGCTCTTTGGTTTTTTCGTATGTTTCCCAATCCTCTTCTTTGACCAGCCAAATAGAGCCGACGCGAATTGCAGGTAGTTTTTGTTCACGGATGAGTAAACCGATGTGTTGTTGATGCACGCCGGCGCGCGCGGAAATTTCCGCAGTTGTGAGATAACCGGGAATGGGAGAGGGTTGCGGGTCGCGTTCGATGCGTGGCACTGGCAGAGGATTCGACATGATTATACTCCGTTTTGGTATGAATTTACGCAAAGAGTTGTTAGCGCAAATTCACCCTTTCACGATTCTTGGCATTGACGATGACTTTGAGCTCATCCATCAGAAAATGGTCGGCGTAGCGCTGTGTGGTATCGAGGCGCGCGTGTCCGAGTAATTTTTGCACGCCGGTGATGGGCGCGCCGTCGCGAATCCAATTTACCGCTGCCGTGTGCCGCAAGGAATGAAACGAGATGCGTTTTTCAATGCCGGCGCGCGCGGCATAGTACGCGATGAGTTGCCGCAAACGCGCGGTGCTCAGGCGTCCGGCGCCCTTGCCTTTGCGCGAGGCGAACACATAATGGAGCGCGTCGGTTTTGCCCGTGAGCGTGATTTTGCGCCAGGCGAAATAACTGCGCAGCAAGGCAGCCGTGTCGCGGTCCAGCGGGACCAGCCGGTCTTTCATGCCCTTGCCTTTGCGGACGCGCAGGATCAAGTCCACGGCGTCGTCGGATGTGATGTCGCCGACGCGCAGGTTGCAGATTTCCATCTCGCGCAGCCCGGTAGCCGCGGCGAGCGCGAGTAACATGCGGTCGCGCGGATTGTCGCGCGCGGAGGAAAGCAAGCGGCGGAGTTCGGCTTGATTCAAGATTTGATACGGACGAATCACGTCCACGCGCGGCGATTTCAGCGTCAATTTGATGAGGTCGCGCGTGAGCAAAGTCAATTGATTTTGCTGCGCGAACAAGAGAAACGCGCGCACGGCGGCGAGATGCTGCGCGACGCTGGCGGTCGAGAGATGCCGGGCGTGGTCCTCGTCGAGGCGATCCATCCACCGATCACGATAGGCGGTCAATTCGAGCGGCGTGACGGTATAGAGTTCGCCGAACTGGAGCATGGCGCTTTCGATGGCGCGGCGATAGGCGTGTTTGGTGCGCGGCGAATCGAGGGTTTGCAGGTATGCCTTGAGAACGGTGCGCCACGGGATATTGCCGGTGGAGAGGGGCGCGAGCGGCGCGGTATCCGCTTCGAGCGGGACGAGTTGATTTTCCATAATGAAAGTTTTCGGTTTGGTGAATTAAATCGGCAAATTGCCGCACTATTGTGCGTTTAATTGTGCGTCTGTTCGCGGTTTACAAAATTGATGCAGCGCCACGAATGCTTCGCCGCGTTTGACGAATTCGTCGAGCGGCATGGGCAGAATGATTTTGCTGGTTTCGCCGCAATGTCTGCATACAAATTGCTGCGGCGTCACGCTAAAATCCGTGACCACGTGGTCGGTGTTGGGCTTGCGTGCGCGCTTCCGGGTCGTTTTCATGGTTTGTCCGTTCCTTGAATTCCTGAACATGTGTGCGGCAAATTGCCGGGCATTTATTCGCGCGCGCGCGTCCGGCGCGGGGATGGCAGTCATGGTGCAGCCGCAGTGTCGCGCCCAACCGGACTGGAGGTAGCGCGCGGCGTCGGCGGTGGTAAAGGCGTGCGTGTGTCCACATTGTTCGCAGCGCAAGATGCCGCCGTGTGGGTACAGGGTTTTCGCCAGGCGTGCGTGAAAGGTTTGGGCATCTTGGATGATTGTGTCGAGGGTGTGAATCATGGATGCCTCTTTAGAATAGGTCGAGTTGTTTTAATTTATTTTTTCGCGACTTTGGTTTATTAGTCACATCCGGCGCTTTCGTTTCTGCGCGCGGTCTCTGTTGCTGCGCCACATACATTTCGATGGGCAAATCGAGTTGCCGCACGCCGCGTTTTTGCAATTCTTTGTCGCCGGCATATTGCATAAAACGCCGCATCCGTTCCGCTTGCGTGTGCGCATAGAGTTTCCATCCGCCGTTTTCGTACCATGTTTCCCAATTGAGCCGGGCGTAATACTCGGATGGAAAGTTTAGCGTCGGTTGGAAACTCGCAAAGGTTGTGCTGTCACTCCAATAGGGCGAATTTGCCAGGCGTTCACACGTCGCATCGTCTATCCCTTCAAACGGGAACATTGGAACGCACGTATCGTCGAATTTCGTTCCATGCACCTCGCGGATTTGTTCGCGTGAAATGAACGCCCGGCAATCGCCGTCGTCGTCGTTCAACCAGGACATGGTGCATCCGGCGTGCCCTTGCGCCCATGTCGGTTCCTGAAAAATACAATTATGGCAGCGTTGACCGCACGGCAGTTTCGCGGGCGCGGAATCCCCCTGCTTTACCCAATACCAATTGTATTGCGGATGTTTGCGTGTGCCCGTATTGCCGCCGGGATGTGGCAGCCATGAAAATGCGTCGCGCACACAGAACGGAACGTGCCCCAGTCGCTTTACGTCGCGGACAAAGGAATCGCCGCTCATGTTGTTTCCTTTCGTTCTGCCTTTCGGCGAGGGGCTGGCGACGTATCGCCTGCCAACACCGTGCCGGACCCGCCGCAAACCACCATGCCGCAAGATGCCGTGTTTCGATAGTGTTTTGGAATGCGGCGCATTGAATTTTTCACCCAAACGCTGCCGCATTGGTGACACGTAATGGTTTGCGGCTGTTTTAACCGGCTCAGGCGCGCTTGGATTTTTTTGACTTTGGTCTTACCTAACGTCGGCGCGTCGTTTTTGTGAGCAAGTGCATATTCGAGCGTTTCAACGGTTGCATCTTGCAATGCCGGTATCCAATAGGTGGAATCATTCGCCGGCACATAGCGGAACACGTTCAAAATCTTTTGTTGTTTTTCATCCATCGTTTTTATCCTCACTTTCGTTTTTGCGCCTTGAGGCGTGAGGGCTTACTTCGCAAACCCACACGCCCGCGTTATTTTCGTTTGTTTGCCTTGAGGCGTGTGGGTTTGCGACCGCGCGCGTGCAGACGTTTTTCGTGCACGCGCGCGATGTATGTTTGGGCGTTGGCGTCTGCTGCCGGATCGTCGAGCAAAAGTCCGTTGAGTTTGTACGCCAGAACGTTGGCGCCGTAATACTCGGCGAGCGCGCGCAGGCGGCGCGCGGTGAATTCGCTCGCGCACACGGCGACGCTGCGCTGGACCAGTTCGACTTCGCCGCGCGCGAATTCTGCCGCATAGACGGAGTAGAACGTCGTTTTCGGACGCTGCACGAAATCCCAACAGACAAGAAATTTTGCCACGACTCAATCACCCTTTTTGTTGTTTTGCATTAATCAATCGTCCAAACTCTGCGGCAGCGGGTTGGCGTTTTCAATGGATTGCCGAATCGAGCGCGCCCCTTCGAGCCACACGCCGGCGAGCCATCCCGCATCATGCTTCGGCAATCCGTCCGGCGTTGCGGGTTCAACGAGCGCGTGCGCGTATTTCCATTCGTCGCGGATTTTTTGCGCGATGTTGGCTGGATACGGATGTTCCGGCGACAGGTAGAACGTCACGTTGAAGGTCGCGTCGCCTTGCTGAAACGTGCGCGCATATTGTTTGTGTTGGCTCGGCGTCCACGTTTCGGGCGCGTCGCAATATACTTCATGCGCGAAGCGGCGGAGTATAAACTCTCCGCCCGGTTGCAACACGCCGTACTCGCCCCAGGCGTTGGCGGTATAGCCCTTGAGCAAATACGCCGTGCGCGTTTCAAGCAGGCGTTCCCCGCCCTCTTCGGATTCGGCAACGAGCGCATATTCGAGTTTCCACACCTCAAAGGTTTGCTTGTCGAGTTCGGCTTGATAGCGCGTTTGCACATCCACATTGTGCGTGTGGATTTCGCACAGGGCGTCCCAGTACGCCAGGTATGCCACGCGGTAGCCATTCGCAAGTTGTTGATGCGCTGCGGCGCGGGCGCGTTCGGCGGCAACGCGTTCGGCGTCCCGTTGCGCGCGGGCTGTCGCTTCCGCGCGGTCGCTCTCGAATTTGACGAGCCATGCGGCGTGGACGCTGCGATACGTGTCCGTGTTGGCGGGGTCGAGCGCAACGAGTTCGTCAAAAACGGCGGCGGCTTGGAGGGGGTCGGAAACACAGCGTCCGTCGCGCGGGTTCAGTTTGACTTGCAGTGCGTCAATTTTTTCTTGCATTTCTTTTGCGCGCGCGTCGAGAACGCGCTGACGCATGGCGTGAAAGAAAACGGACGCGTCGGAAAACGGACGGGTGTATGTGACGCTGCCCTGTCGGGACACGGCGCGCAGTTCGATTTCAAAGGGAGCGGCGGTGGATTGTCCGGGCTGTGTGTAGGAAAAACGCGACGGCAAAACCCAAATGTGAAAGGGGGCAAGGTCGAGCGCGAGGAGTTTGTCGGGGTCCAGTTCGATTCGCAGATATTCGAGTTCGCCTTGTCGGTCGGTGTCGTAATAGTTGACGGTGCTCAGCGGTGCGAGTTCGTCCCAGAGCGTGCCCATGTGGTCGCGCGCGAATTGTTTGGCGTCTTGGATTTGCGTTTGTAAACGCGCGGCGCGTTCGGTTGCCGCTCGTTCTTTTTCGGATTGTACGGTTTCGATGAGTTGGCAGAGGATGGGCGCGGGCGAGTCCGCGCAGGGGGCGGTCAGGTGGTTCATGGGTTCTCTTCCTTTCGGGGTAAAAGTGTCGGATAGTTTCCGGCGAGATAGTTGTCGAGTTTTTGCTGCAAATGGTCGAGCTGCGCGCCGTAGGTTTCAATCTCTCCGGCGTTTTTCAGATAGACCGCGCGGCTGAGCAAGGTCTGGCATTGTTGGAGCGCGTTTTGGAGTGCGCGCACGGTCGGGTCGGTGATTGGCGTTGCCATAAATATCAATTCTTTTTGGAATGGCGTCGCGTCCGGGACAATGGACGCGACGCCATTCCTGTTGGGATTCAACGTCCCGCGCCGCTCTTGGCGTAGATTTCGCGGAATGCGGCGGACCAGTCTGTTTTGCCGTTTTGCGAATGGCGCTTGACGGTTTCCTGTGCCGCCGCGCGATCGTATTTCCACGCATTGATGCGGTCCCAGAATTCGGTTGGATTCGTCACATTCAATGCTTCTTTGCGCGCCACAACGTCGGCGACCCACAGCACCGCTTTGTCCTCCCATTCGAGATTGTCGCCGTCATGCTCACGCATGAGTTTCTCGTACGCGTTGCGCGAATGCTGCAATGCCGTGAACGCGCCTTGTTCCAAACCCCACGCAATCGCCGTCGCATCGTCGGGAAAGGTTTGCGGCGCCGCGCGTTCGATGGCGTCTTGTTCGGCGAGCGTGAGCCCGTCATACACGGCGCTTTCGATTTTTTCGGGTATGCCCAACCATTTGCCGGTATCGTCCCACAATGTCATGCCGCTGCGCCCGCGCCGCGCCCAGCGCACCTTGATGCCGCGCTTTTGCGTCTTGTCTTCGATGACGATTTCGAGACGCAAATTGATGCTGCGCATGAGCCCGGCGATTTCGGTTTTGCTGATGGTTTCGCGCGTGCGCAGGTTGCCCTCGCCGTCGCGGCGTTCTTCGGTGTGATAAATCCACAATACATCACAACCCCATTTCGTCACGGCGTCCTGCAAGGTGCGCATCGCTTGTGCTTTTGCCTTGAATCCGGCGTAGAGATTTTTGCTTTTGCCTTCGTCCTTGTCGTTCATGGCTTTGGTCACGAGCGGCGCAATGATGGCGGTGAGTGAATCCACGGCGATCGTGCCAACCTGCGCGCCCGGCATGTTCTGATTGAGCAGTTCGGCGATGCGCGACGGCGTATTGTGGTCGGACGCGATGGGGGAAAGTTCCAGCATGTTGGGATTGAGGTATGCGACCTCATCAATGCGATGGTCCGCATCAATGGGCAGCAGCGGCGCGCGCATTTGGGTCAAGAACGTTGATTTGCCCGCACCGGCAGCCGAAACGAGTTCCCAGTAACGGCGGGGATATTGCGGAATTTGTTTTTTAGCGAATGCCATTTGATTTGCTCTCCATTTCTTCGCGGCGGTCTTGGGCTTGCAGCGCGTCGGCAAAACAGTACGCGCCGCCGCCGAGGGGGTCTTGCCAGAGGACGCCGAGCCCGTCGAAGCGGATCGCTTCCCAACCGGCGCACGTCAAATACAGTTCGTCCAACTCGCGTTCGGTGGGCGGTTCCGGCGGGGCGTCGTCACTGCCATCGGTCTCGATGCCGGAGATAACGGCTACGAGCGGGGCAGCGGGGCTGGCGGCGACAAAATTCAATTCCGCGCGCGTGCCGTCGGCGGCGGTGATGCCGATACGTAACCGTTTGACGCCTGCGGAATTGTCGAGCGTGCCGGTTGTGTGGTTAAACATAAAAACCTCCGTTGAAATGTGTCCCCTTGCGGACAACACGGAGGTTTGATAAAATTCAATCAGCTCTCGCGCGTGGTGTCTCACGCTTGGGGGTCAGGCGTTCGCAGGTGTTAGCCGCACCTGCGAACGCCGTTTTTTATTTACACAACCATTATATGCTATATTGCATATTTGTCAATAGGTTTGGGAATGAATTTGAAAAGAATTTTTTTGGGGGGGGATTGCGCGCGGCGGCAGGCGCGGGTAGAATTGCGCGTGCGCGCACGAAAATAGGAGCGTGGGGGCGGAAAAAACATTTGGAGGGTGACATGCCAGACCAGACCACACCGACGGCGATCAAGCCACGGTACGACAACGAGGGGCAATACAAACGGGTCGCGGCGTATATGATTCCGAACGAAACGCTGCACGCGGTGTTTGATTGCAAGGGCGGAGGCACGGGATTTGTGGGCATTTCGGACCAACGCGTGATTTTTTACGACCAGGGCGTTTTTCTGAAAAAGAAATCTATGGTCTCGATTCCGTTTCATCAGGTGATTGGCGTGGCTTCGGTGGACGAAGGGGTTATTTTTCAAACGAGTCAAATCACCATGATTACGGCGGCGGGTCGTTTTGAATTTGAGTTTCGCGGCTCTGACAAGGCGCATTGGGCATATTCGTTTATTATGAATCAGATTATGAATCAGGCGAATCCACAGATGCGCGGGTGAGAAGCGCAAAGGTGAGGTCACGCGTTCCCTGGGAGTATGTTCTCCCGATTGAAAGGCGGCGGCGCGACCATCCGGATGGTCGCGCCGTTTTTTGTTTGGGCTGTTATAATGCGGGGGACGCTGTAGGGTTCGCGGAGGTTGGCGATGTATGAATTAGACAAGACACTCGCGCTGCGATGGAATCCGTTTAACAATCAAAAGAAATACGCGCCGTCGCATTTGAACATCCCGTGTCCGAACGTGGAATGTACGAGCGCGTTCGGCAATCTGCCGCTGAAATGGAACGATGGGGGTAGTTTCGCGTGGTCTCGCGCGGACTGTGCGGTGTGTGGGCAAATGGCGCGGTTCTTTATCATTGACCCACCGGTGTCCCCGCAAGCGGAAGATGTAGCCCGGTGCCGCATTTTGGTTATGCCGCCGCAGGCGGTTCGTTTTCGTTTCGAGCGCGAGATTGAAACAATCTCGCCTTCGTTCGTGAAAATATACAAGCAAACGGCAGAGGCAGAGATGTCGCGCCTCGACGAATTGATCGGCATCGGGTACCGGAAAGCGCTGGAGTTTTTGGTCAAAGATTATCTGTGCGTCACAATGCCAGAAAACGCGGATGCCATTCGCACCGCGTTTTTGGGCGATTGTCTCAACCGCTATGTGACGGATGAAGACATTCGCGATTGCGCGGCGCGGGCGGTGTGGCTTGGCAATGACGAGACGCATTATGTGCGCCGCTGGGAGCATCACGATTTGCAGGATTTGAAAACGTTGTTGGAATTGACGTTGCATTGGGTGTCAAAAAAACTTTTGACGCAACGTTACCGCGGGGAGATGCCCGCAGTACGCGCGGTACGACCTGACACAACCTGACAATGGCAGGGGGTTTATCAAGTACATAATTGCCCAAGTTTGGTTTGGGCTCGATTGGTGGAGTAAAGTATATAATTTCTGTCCTTGACGTTTTTTCGCGCATCGTGTAGGATTCCGCACGTGATGGAACGTTTGTGCGTCTGATTTCATTTACGATGGATTTCTATATTCCGCCTACCGAAGTGGAGATTTTGCCGAAAGCGTATCGTCGAGCGCACCGGCAAATCCGGCGCTATGCGCGGCGGCGATTGTATGCGGCAGGCATTCCGCGCGTGCTGCCGGATTCCGATCTGACCTTCAAGATTCGTCACGGCAAGATTGTGAATGTGCATATCGGCTTGGTGGACCCGGGCGTCGAGGCGGACACGGCAGCCGAACGGAACGACGACCCGGAACCGGAAGCCGATACGGCGTTGCATTGACGGCGCACGCGTGTGGCGTCCGAGACGCGCCGCGTAAAGAATAAGCGCCTGTATTTTTATCTGCGTGTGACTGTGAACCGGTGCGCGCAGTGTGAGAGATGTGAAATTCCTCTCTCACACTGCGCGCTTTTTTTGTTGTAACGCATGTCGAAACCGAAACGGCGTGTTCTGACTTTATCACGCCGGCGCAAGAAACGAACGCCGCCGACGGCAAGCAGCGCGCCCATTGCGCCCCCTGCCCCCGATGAGCCGGACTATGATATTGCGCTCGTCGAGGAGCCGCTGCTGGTGATGTCAGCACAGCGCGGGCTGGCGGCGTTCGCGGAACTCGCGCGGCGGCACCGTCCGTACATGCTGCGCACGGCGCGGGCGATTTTGCGAAATGACGACGATGCCGAAGACGCGGTGCAGGAATCGCTCTTGGTGGCGTTGACGAATGTGGCGACGTATGCGCCGGCGCGCGGCGGGGTGGAACGTTGGTTGGCGGGGATTGCGCGCAAGCGGTGCAAGACGATGCTGCGGGAACGGCAGCGCGCGGGGTTGTCGTTGGACCAGGTGCAAACGATTGCGGCGCAAACGAATCTGGATGAATTCGCGGAACAGCAAGAGCAATTGAGCCGGTTGGCGCGCGCGATTCAGCATCTGCCGAAACTGCAACGGGCGACAGTGGAGTTGGCGGCGATGCAGCGCAGTCACCGGGACATTTCGTTTGCGCTGGGGATTACGCCGCACGCGGTGACGATGAATTTGACGCGGGCGCGCCGCACGCTGCGCGCGACGTTGGGGGTCGAGGGGGCGTCCGGCTGAGGGGGTGTGATATGACGGTCACGTTTGGCGAATGGAGAGTGATTATGCTCACTCTTGTTTCGGCGTGGGCGGTGATGCGTCGTCACTCTCACGCCCAGCGCCTTGCGGACGGCGTGACCGCGCGTCAAGTTTCAATTGACATGGATTCTCAAACTTTGATTGCGTTGGGCGGTTTTTTTACCGCGCTGGTTACAGCCATTGTTGCAATTCCGCGCGCGATGTCGGCATACCGGACGGCACAGTTGTCGGCGAAGCGCAGTGAGGTCACGCTGTTGCGCGCGGAAGTAATGCGGCTCTCCGGGCGCGTGGACGAATTGTCAGTGGCGAATGCGCGCTTGCAGGATGAAAATACGCAGCTGCGTTCGCAGATGGTGATGCTGCAAATCGAGAATGCGCTGTTGCGCCAGGAACTCTCCAAGCGCGGAATCGAAATCCCCAAAATGCCGCGCCCGTCGGATGTTGTCGAGCCCGCGGACGAGGCGGCGAAAGGAAATTTTTCACATGTCTGACACACAACTTTCTTTGTTTGCGGGTTTTTTGTTGTCGCTCGCGTTTTCGTATATTCCGCGTTTGAGGGAATGGTATGACACGAAAGACGCGACCACGAAGCGTTTGATTATGGCGGGCGCGCTGTTGTTGGTTGCGCTCGGTGTGTTTGCGATGGCGTGCGGGAATGTGTTGAGCGCGCTGCCGCTCGCGTTTACGGTGACGTGCGACAGTAACGGCGCCGTCGCGCTGGCAATGAATTTTGTTTTGGCGTTGATGGCAAATCAGGCGACGTTTTTAATTTCGCCGCGGCGCAAGCGCGCGGTGGGCAATCTGCCGGCGCAATGACTGACGGGAGTGGCGGACGCCGTTAGCGAATCACAGTCGCAAGATGATGCGTCGCCGCGTTTGGTGTGCCGGGCGAGACAATTCAATTCGTGGTATGTGGAGTGAGAGGCAATGAGTAGAGCGCGACACATTCGACGGACGGCGCAACGCAATTATGACGCGGGGCTGTTGCGCGCGAGCGGACTCGGCGGCGGGCGCAAAAAATTGGCGCGTCATTTTTTGAAACGTCAGCGAAAACGAAAAACTTCCAATGTCGAAACGCGTAAACCACGCCCCTCTGCAACCGGCGGAATCGAAACGTCCCAAGACGCGCCGCGCGAAATCGCCAAAAGCGTCGCGCGCGCGACATGACGCGTTTGCGTGGCAAACGCCGTTTCTGACGGCGCTACGGCGTGACCCGAATGTGAGTGCGGCGGCGCGCAAGGCGCGCGTGACGCGGCAGTCGGCGTATGCGGCACGCGTGACGGAAGGCAAGGACGGCGACGCGTTGACAGCCGCACAGCAATTCGCCGCGGCGTGGGACGATGCGATTCAAGAGGCATTAGATTCGCTCGAAGCGGAGGCGTGGCGGCGGTCGCGCGATGGGTTGGTGCGTAAAAAATTTACGCGCGGTGGCGACGCCATCATTGACCCGGCAACGGGTAAGCAGTACGTGGAGCGCGAATACTCTGACCCGTTAATGCAATTTTTGTTGCGCGTGCATCGTTACGGCGAAAAGAAACAGGTGGAAGTGACCGGCAAGGGCGGCGAACCGATTCAGGTGGAAGATATTGAAACGGTGCGCGCGCGGCGCTGGGCGCAGGTGCTCCCGGGGTTGGCGCAGGTGCTCGCCGAGAGCGTGACGGAATCCGACGCCGCCGTGACGGAAACGTGATGTTGCGCGGGAGCGTTCCATACGATTCGAATAGGGAGCGCGCACGTGTGTTTGTATGAGCGCCTTGCCCCTGCACGCGGCGGTGTTATCGCCGCAACTGACGTTTTTGGTAGAGCATTTGGATTTGCCCGAAGCGGTCGGCGATGTAAATGCGACGTGGGAAGAATTTCAACTCGGGCTCTTTAACATCCGCACTCTGTTGCGTTGGGATAATAAATCGCGTCAAATCGCGTGGTCGTGGTCGTGCGCGGCGGATGCGGTCGCGGGCGGGATTTTGGAACCGCGCGCGACGTATATTTTTGTTTCGATCAATTTGGAAGAGGCGGCGGAAAAGGTTCGCTACGCCAAGCAGATTGTCGAAGCATTGGATACGGCGGTGCAGCCGACGCTGCTCACGGACAATCGTTTTGCGTTGGAGTTCGCGAACGGCAGTCGTTTGATTTCGCACCCGTGCCGACCGGTGCGCGGAAAGGCGAAGGCGCACGTGCGGCTCGACGAGTTCGCGCACTATCCGAAAGACCGCGAGATTTATACGAGCGCGCTGCCGGTGCTTTCCAAAGGCGGAACGCTGTGGATGGGTTCGACGCCGTTGGGCGCGCAGGGGATGTTCTGGGAAATCGGAACCGAGTCACTGCAAAAGTATCCGGGCTATGCGCGGCGGACGATTCCCTGGTGGCACATTGCGGCGTTGTGTACTGACCCGGGGACGGCGCGACGCGTCGCGCCGGGGTTGTTCACGGAAGAACGGGTGCTGCGTTTTGGCGGACCGCGCCTCATTCAGATTTTCGAGAATATGCCGCTCGAAGATTTTCAACAGGAATACGAATGCGTCTTTGTGGATGAGGCGAGCGCGTGGATTACGTGGGACGAAATCAAACGGAATCAACTGGACGCGCAGGCGGGGCAGTTGTGGTTTCGTCAGCATACGGTCTATGGCGCGCGGCGCGAAACATTGGACCGCGCGTTTGAGGTAATTGACGAAACGGCGGAAGCGATCCGGTTGGGGCAGGTCGAGCCGGTCTTTGCGGCGGGCATGGATATTGGACGACACAAGCATCTTTCAGAAATTGTGTTGGTGGGGAAACCGACGACACAGCAACTGCCCTATCGGCTCGGCATCAGCTTGTCGAGTGTGGAATACGAAGACCAACGCGCGCTGGCGCAGCATTGTTTGGACCGCCTGCCGATTGCGCAGCTCTTGATTGATCGCAATGGGCTGGGCAATCAATTGGCGGAGCAATTGCACGCACAGTATGGCGACCGGGCGCAGGGTGTGGATTTTACGAATGAATCGAAGGCGTTGTGGGCGGTAGAGTTGAAGGTGCAGCTGCAACGCGCGCACGTGCCGCTGCCGTTGGAACGTAACTTGTCGTATCAAATTCACTCGGTCAAGAAAAAAATAACGAGCGCGAAAAATGCAGTGTTTGACACGGCGCGCAATGAAAAGCATCACGCAGACAAATTTTGGGCGCTCGCGCTTGCGGTGTGGGCGGCGCGGGCAGATGAAACGGCGCAAGCGGTTGTGTTGAAATACAGGTAGCAGGTGTGACTCTTTTATCGAAAATTCTAATGCCGGCACAAAGTGAAATTAACGCGGCGGAACTCGCACGCCTGGAGTGGTTGGCGGACGAAGAAAAAGCCATTCAGAAAACGATTTTGCGCGCGCGGGATTATCACGAAGGCGAGCAACTGACGTTTTTGACCGCGCGTCTCAAGGAATTCCTGGACGTGCCGGGCGACGTGACGTTTCGGCTGAATGTGTGTCGTCCGGTGGTCAGCGCGATTACAGAACGTTTGGCGGTGTTGGGGTTTGATGTGCCGGGCGGCGATGTGCAGGGCGCGGATGGGGAAACAACAAATCCACAGGCGGACTGGGCGTGGGGGGTGTGGCAAGCGAACCGCATGGACGAAATGCAGGATGTGGTCCACACCGGCGCGATTCGAGACCGTGAATTTTTTGTGATTGTGGATTGGGACGAGACAACGCGCACGCCGCGCTTTACGCCGCATCAACGTTATACCGACCCGCAAGTAGATGGCGACGGTGACGGCTGCAAGGCGTTTTATGCGAACGATGACCCGCACCAGGAATTGTTGTATGTGGCGAAACGCTGGACGGAAGACTACACGGACGCAAACGGGAAAGCAAAAACGCGCCAACGCCAAACGCTCTATTTTCCTGACCGCGTGGAGAAATATGTTTTGGTGAGCGGCAAATGGGAATTGTTCACGGGCGACGGTGACGGCGGCGTTGTGGAGTGGAAGGATGCGGCGGGTAAACCGATTGGCATCGCGGCGCGGCATTTTCGTAACAAGGATTTGCGCCCGGAGGCAACCGACGCCTTTCCGCTGCAAGACGGCATCAATAAATCGTATATTGATTTTTTGGCGACGATGGACACGGCGGCGCTGCGGATTTTATATACGCTCGGGTTTGTGCCGACAAGCGACGGCAAACCGCTCGCGTCCGACCAATCGAACGCCGCGCGGCTGACGGCGGGGGTCTTGATATCAACGCCCAAGTCGGCGAGCGAAACGGCGGTCGGCGCAATCGAACCTACGGACCCGACGAAATTGTTGGATGCGATTGACCGCCAAATTATGTATGTGGCGGCGGTGACGGATACGCCGGTTTCGCGCTTTCAATTTACGCGACAGGTCGCGGCGGAAGGGACGCTCAAGCAGCAGAGCGAACCGCTCTTTGCGAAAATCGAAAAGCGTCAGGTCTTGCTGGGCAACGGATGGGAAGATTGCATGAGCATTGCGCGGCGGTTGGCGAATTGGAAAGCGAATGCGGGTTTTGACGAAGCATTGGAGTTCCAAACGCGGTGGGCGTCTTTGAGCGCGCGAACGGTGGACGAACAAAAAACGGAAGCCGAGGGCAAAAAGGCAAGTGGGGTGCCGACCGAACAGATTTGGCGCGATGTGTGGGGGTATGACGAAAAAACGATTGCGCAGATGAAGGCGACGGACGAATTTCAGGCGCGCGTGGCGTTGATGCAGTCCGGTCTCGAAGCGATGAAGGCGCAGGGCAATGGATAGCGCACGTCGCAACAGCGTGAAACGCGCGCTGCGCACGAACCGCGAATTGCAGAAATTGTTTGACGCGTTGGGGAACACAGAGCATCCGCGCGGCAGGGTGATGACGGCGTATCGGGTGGCGCGCAATGCGCTGCGGGGGGAATTGGCGCGTGAGAACATGCGCGGCGCGCTCGACGTGTTGAGCGAATTGCGACGCGCGGTGTCGGCGAGTGTGGCGAATGTTTTTGAGGATGCGCTCGCCGAGGGCGTCTTGCAAGCGACGGATGATTTGGACGAGTTCGGATTGCCGCCGGTGAGTGCGGGAGCGCAAGATACGGTACTGTTGAATGGCGCGCACGTGGCGACGTTGACGCTGCTTGACACGCAGTTGATTGCATTCAAAACGCAGCTGCTCGCAGGGGTCGCGGATGATTCGCTGCTGTTGGGCGATGACGGACGCGTGGGTTTGCTCTCACCGGCGCCGGTACTCGGTGAGGCGACGCGTTGGATTACGGGGTTGGCGCTCGCGGCGTATTTGAATCACGTAACGCTTGCGGGTGAAAAAAGCAAGACGGTTTGGAAACGGCAGGCGATTGCGGCGCTCGACGAACGAACAACGGATTGTTGCCTGCGTGTGCACGGGCAGGTTGTGACACTGCATCAAGATTTTGTTTTGACGGGAACGCCGCGCTATGCGAACCGGTTAAAGAATCCGCCCTTTCATTGGCATTGCAGAACGACAACGGCGTTGTTGCGCGCCGAACAGGCGGACGATGAATTGACGCACGAGATGGTGGACGCGGCGCGCGCGGAATTGCAAGCGCGCAACAGTACCGGCACGCGCGGAAAAATTCATCCGGCAAATGCGACCTCTCGCCGCGGTTGAATTGTTATTTTGAAAATTTATTTTGCAAAAAGCGGATTGGATTCGACCATTACATTCACGTTACGCGCACGGCAAGCGCGGGGAGAGTAAGCATGTTAAAAACACGCGCGGGCGATTTTCGCCCCATGTTCCTCAGAAACCCGGAGGGTGACGGCGCGGCGGGAGGCACCAGCGGCGACGGCACAAACGGCAACGGGTCCGGTGAGGGTGGCGCTGGAGGACAGCGCACGGTTACGTTTACGCCGGAGCAGCAAAAGGTGATTGACGGCTTGCTCGGCGAACGCGCAAAACGCGCGGAGCAAAGCGCGGTGCATGCGCTGCTGAAAGAATTCGGCGCAGAGAAGCCGGAGGAGTTGAAAGCGGCGCTCGACGAATTCAAGAAATTGAAAGCGGCGCAATTGTCCGAGTTGGAAAAAGCGCAGCAAGCGGCGGCGGACGCGCAGACGAAAATTGACGCGGCGGAAAAGGCAAAAGCCGACGCGCTCGCGCAGGCACAAACGAAATTGCTGCGCGCGGCGGTGATTGCGGAAGCCGTGCGGTTGAATTTCGACGAAGCGGAAATTTCGTCCGTGTGGCTCGCGCTGCAACAAGACAAGAAATTACTGGATTCCATCAAGCCCAAGCCGGACGCGGACGATGAGTTCGACGGCGTGGCGAAGGCAGTGGAGGCGATTGCGGCGGCGCATCCGAAATGGCTGAAAACGGCGACCTCCGACAAGGCGGACATTAACGCGCGAAATCGCAGCGGCGGCAAAACCGAAACCGACGAACAACGCAAGGCGCGTGAGGCGGAGCTGCGCGCGCGTTTCGGAATCAGAACATAATTTTTTCGATTGCAGGATGCTCTCAGGGTTTGAGGGCGCCGCAAACGAAACAGAAGGAAATCTATCATGGCAAATGAAATTGCAGTGACAACGACAGATGTTCGACAATTGAGCGGACCCTCTTCGCGGGCGATCGCCGACGGCGCGATTGCGTTTGGCGACGCGGTGTATATCAGCGGGTACAGCAACAATCGCCCGAAGGTTGCCAAATGCGACGGCTCGGCAGTGGCGAAAGCGTTTTGCTATGGGATTGCGGTGCAAGGCGATGCGAGCAATCCGGGCGCGACGAGTATCGCGGACGGCGAGACGTTCGACGTGGCATTGGCGGGTGCGCGGGTCGCGGGCTATACGGGCGCGACGGCGGGCGGCAAGGTTTGGGTCAGTGACACGGTGGGACGTTTGTCCTCGGTGGTCGGCACGAAATCGGGCGTTATCGGGCTGATGGAAACGCCGACGGTGCTCTATGTGAACCCCGGGCTGTATGTCATTTCGACGTAAGCCGAACGCGCGAAACGAAAACCATTGAAATTTACGAAGGCGAGGATTTGGCGGGCTTGCGCTCTACCGCGTGCGGTTACAAAGCGACCGGAGGCGGTGACGGAAAATCCCGTAAATCAATATGGCAGTACTTGGACCGAATGACCTCAAGCAATACGCGATTCCCGCGACGTGGGATGCAACGCTGCTCAAGAACGCGACGCTGCAATCGGGGGAATCCTACGAACAGTTGATTACCGACATTGCCGGCGGTTTGGCGATCGCGAACGGCGATTTGATGCGCGACCCGCTCGTGGCGGGTTTGGTGCGGGTCACGAACGACCCGGCGGTCGAATACGGGATTGGCGCAACCAACCCGTTCGAACGCCACACCGAACGCTCCGAGCCGGATGCGCAGCGCGGGGCAATGACGGGGCACATGCTGCCGCTCATTCCCTGGGACGGCAAACTGGGTTGGACGTGGGACTTTTTGCGCAAGGCGCGGCGCTCGCAAATTGATTACGACATCGAACTGAAGATGCTGGCACTGCGCGATCTGTTTCATCAACAGGTGTTGACGCGGCATTTCAAATCCACCTATGACGCGGTGGGGACAGGCAAGAGCGTGCCGTATGCCGACGGCGGGACCGCCGACAGTACGTATGTTCCGCGCCCGGTGCCGGAACGCGGCGGAACGTTTTTGTACACGCACAATCACTTCCTGCGCCTCGACGGCATCACGCAGGCGAACTTGGAAACCGCCGTCGCGCACTTGTGGGAACACGGCATTGATGCGCCGTACGACCTGCTCGTCGCGCAAGCGGACATTGCGTCCTGGTCGAATACGACCAACGTGACGGGGTGGGTCAAACGCCCGGATACGCTGATTCGTTACGGCGTGCAAACCGACCTTGCGAATGTGGCGGGCGATTACATTGGCGTGGTCGAAACAACGTACGGCGCGTGCCGCGTGCGCGCGACGGGACGGATTCCGACGAAATACTGGTCGGTGTACAAGTCCGAAGGGCAGAATGACCCGCGCAATCCGCTGCTCGTGCAAGAGAGCGCGCAGTATGGCTTGGGTGCGGTGCTGCTCGCGGGCGACCACATTCGCCAGTATCCGCTCGAAAATGCGATTTTGTTTGTGGAAATCGGCGTGGGCGTGAACCGTGACCGCGTGAAAGCGGTGTGCGTGTACAACCACACTTCGGGGAATTACGTAATCCCGACGATTTCGTAAGCGACAGGTGAAAGAGAGGGGTGTAACGCGAGGTTGCCCGAGCTGCGACGTGGCGTTACGCTTCTCTCTGCAATCAAAATGAAAATGTCCTTTTCTCAACGACAAATCAAGATATTGCTCGCGGGCGCGCTGGCGTTGGCGGTGATGGTGGTATTGTTCGCAAACGTGCGCCTACCGAGCGCAAAGGCGCAAGGCGTGTCCGAAGTGCGTTTCCGCAATGTGCGCGTGGACGGGATTACAAACCTGCGCGGTGCGGTGATGATGGGCAGCGCGGTAACAATGAATGATACGCTGGATGTTGCAGACGATGCGACCGTTGGCGGAGATTTGGTCGTGACGGGCGTCATCACAACGGAAGGCGGCTATGTCGGAATTACACCTGTGGCGACGGCGACAGCGCAACCGCATTGGTGCGGCACACAAAATGTCACGGGCAGCGCGACAGTTATTCCTGCAACCCTCGCGGCGGCAGGCATTACCACGCCGCGCGCGCCCGTTGCGTCACTCGGTGCGGACATTACGCTCGACGGCGACAATGTGACAACCTCAAACGCATCGGGCGTGGTCACGCTCAAAGTGTGGCAGCTGCGCACCGCGGCGACGACAACGCCGCAAGCGGCAACCACCGCGATTGCGGTCAATTACTGCGTGGATGGAAACTGATGCAGAAAACAGTCGCGGGACTTCCGAACTCGTGTTCGGTGTGCGGCGCCCCCGTGTCCGCTGTGGATGGATGGTTCGCGGAAAATGAAGATGTCGCGCGCAGCGGCGGCGGCGTGTGCGGAAAACACGTGTCTCCCGCCGGACACGAGCTATACGTGATGGAGGCGGGGCAAGCGGAGCAAAAGCCCGTCGTGTCTACGGACAACGCGAGCACCGTCGGCGGAACCGAGACGCAGACCGATGTGATTGTCCCGGAACACATCACGCACGCCAAACGAACGCCGGTGAAAAAACAGGCGAAATAAAACATGGCATTTACGTATGATATTGCCTCTTCCGATTCGGACACGTTGACGCTGAGTCAATTGCGTTTGGAAATCGGCGATACGGAACAAGACGCCGGACCGCGCCCGCGCAGTCAAAATTTTTCGGATGCGGAATTGCAGTCCCTGCTCGACCGCGAGGGGGATGTGATGCGCGCGGCGGCGGGCGCATGCGAAATCCTCGCGCGGCAATGGGCGCGCGTGGCGTCGGCGCGCGTGGGACAACTGAGCAACGAATACAATCACGTTTCAGAAATGTTTCGTGACCAGGCGCGCGCCCTGCGCGAACAATACGGCGGCGGGGGCGCAAGCGGCGTCGCGCTCGCATTGGAACGCAGCGACGGTTATTCAGAATATGCGGATACGCTCGACGGTGCGGAGGACGGCTAATGTCGTTGGACGTGCGGATGGACGACGAAGTGATTGTGGACAATGAACGACTCAACATTGTCGGGGTGGAACGTTTGCCGATGGAAACGGCGGCGGCATTTCTCGAAATGATGACGCTGACCGTTTCGACCCGGCGCGCGCCGGAGATGGCGAACGGCAAACGCGGTGACGCAGAGACGTATTTGTCGAATGTGCGCAGCACGCCGTTGATGCCGGTGACGCCGCGCGTGGAATTGCGCCCGACGATGCAAACGCCGGTGTTGCAGTTGGAATTGTTTCTCGACGGCGTAACGGAAATTGTGCACGTGCTGTTGGAACGCAAAAAGATTTATGTCTAACGGGCTGCGTTTTGCGATTGAGGGCTTGCAGCGCGCGCAACAAGCGAACCAGCGCGCGATTCTGGCGACGAGCCCGCGCGGTGGGCTGGGACGCGCGGTGCAGTACGTGCTCACCGGTGCACAGCGTTTTGAAATTGCGATTGTGCATGTGGACACGGGTTCGCTGCGCGCGGCGCAACACATGGAATTCACCGGCGCGCGCGGGATGGTGTTTACAGACCCGGGAGCGATTAATCCGCGCAGTGGGCAGCGTGTGATTGATTACGCAGCCGTGGAGCACAATCGCGGGTATCCGCACAATTACGCGCAGCGCACGGTCGTCGAACGCGGTCCGCAATTGGCGCAGGCGGCGCTGCAAGGAATCATTGACGAGCTGCAATAAGTCCGAACATGGCGAAATCTGATTTGTTGTTTTTGGAAATCCACCATTGGGTGATTCAAAGCGCAGCCGGTTGGACGGAACAAGACGCGGAGAATCGGATGGATGCGCTGCGGACGGCGACGCGGGATTTGGTGCGGGCGAATCAGGCGAATCAAGCGCAGTGGGTTGCGCTCACGTTCGCGGGACGAACGCAAGAGATTGCGGTACGCACGGAAGCGGGCAAAGTGTATTTGCACGTGGCGTACGTTTTGCAAGCGACGGTTACGGCGAACGCGGACGCGCAAGCGGTGCGCGAGGCGATTGGCAGTTTGATGCAAGGGGCGTTCGCAAATCTTTCACAAGGCATTTACGATTATCAAAAAAGCGTGGAAGATTTCGGAACGGAGTCGCCGGTTTCGTACGTGGCGAGTTCGGGAGATGATTTCGGCGGCAACGGCGGTTCATTTCGATGACACGCGCGCGTGAGCGGCACGCCTGCCCTATCGGACGCGCGGCATGCCGAACGGTAATTTTAGGTTGAATTCTTGATTTTTTGAGGCGCAAGACGCGGTGAAACGTCCGAAAAAGGTGCGCGGGGATAGTTCCAATGTGGTTCTAAAAAAGCGGGCGCGCAGCAAGTGGAATTGATGAACAATTGTGCGTCAAATTTGCCACACGGCAGTTTTGACGAGCGGCAATTCCGCAAGGAAAACACCGCGCCGGTTCGGAAAGGATAGGGTGGAACATGCAGTATCTCGTACTGGGACGAATTGGTCCGATGGAAGAGGGCGAGCGCAAAGGCACGTATCTCGAAGCGGGCGAATTCGTGACGGCGGAATTTTTCAAAGCGGAAAGTATTCCGCTGCTCGAAGCGGCGCAGGTGCTGCGCGCGGCGACGGCGGAAGAAATCGCGAACGGACCGCAGCAGGTCGCGGAAGTGGATTCGAGCGCGCTCGACACGATGACACGCCGCAAACGCGCGGCGAAAAAATCTTTGACGGAGGACGACGATGGCACGCACAACGGTAACGGCGATTGACCCGGTGCTCGCGGGGACAAACCTCACGTACAGCAGCGCGGACGCGGCGAACGGCAATGATGTATTGTTTGATCGCGACTTGATGGTGAACGCGTTGAACTCGAATGCGGCAACGCGCACGCTGACGTTGAAAGCGAACGGCGCGAAAGCGCAAGGCGTGACGATTCCTGATGTCACGATCACGCTGCCCGCGAACACCGGGAATATGTTGGTGGACGAAATTCCGCGCGATTATTTTTGCCAGTCGGACGGGAAATTGCAATTGGATTGGTCGGCGGCGACGGGTGTGACGTTCGCGGTCATCAAGAAATAATCGAACAGGAAACAGACACGCCCAACGCGCGTGTGGATTCAGAATGAGGGAGGCAGGCAATGGCACAAGGCACGGGCATTTCGCCTAAAGATATGGTTGTCGAACTTTCGACGGACGGGAGTTCGTGGACCAACATTAGCGGCGACGCGAACAACGTCGAGCCGGATGGCGGGGAACGCAAGACCGGCGGGTTTTTCACGTTCGACGGCGACACAGAAGGATTGACGCGCGGCAAGCGTGAAAAAATGACCATCAAAATCAGTGCGCTCTACAACGAGGGCGGTTCGTCGGGGCGCGGTATGGCGGCGTCGGCGTATGAAAACAACACGGCGCTCTATGCGCGCTGGGCGCCGAAAGGGGCAACGAGCGGCAACAAGCGTTTCACGACGAGCGCGGGCGTGGTGAAAACGCCGCCGTATGTGGGCGGCGAGGCGGAAAGCGCGGACCCGATTTTGTTTGAATTCGACCTCGAAGTGGCGAGCGTCACCGAAGCGGCGATTCCGTAAACGCGTCGGCGACTTTCCATCTTTACACACAGTGTAAAGAATTCCATCATACGTAACGCGCACGGAAAGCGCGGGCAAGGGTTCGCACGCGGCGCGCCGTTCGATGACGCGCGCGGGTGCGTCTCTTTGTGGGAGTGATATGACAGAGCCAATTGCGGCGGGCGTCGAAATTGCGGCGACTGATATTTTGGTCAGTGACGAAATGACGTGGGACGAATACAAAGTCCTGTTGAATGATGCAACGCCGAATCTGCAACGGATCACGTTGATTGAAAAATACCTGAGCGTCTCGCCGGAACAGCAAGCGCGCGGCGTGACGTTGGGACAACTGAGGATGAGTGCGGTGTTGAGCGCGTTCACGCGCTTGATGCAGGGAGCGGCGAACCCAAACGCGTGAGGCGGCAGCTGTACGCGCATTTGTGGACGAATGCGCCGGCGCCGCCTGAATATGTGGATTTTATTTTACGCCGGGACATTTATCACTGCACGCCGTCGCAGCTGCGCGCCGAAAAAGCGAGTGATGTACTCGCCGACCTGACGTGTTTGGAAATTGAAACGCGGGTTGCCAATGCCCGCAACCGCAGTACCAGACGCCGCGCGTCCATGTCCTGAGCGACGTGGCTGTCGCGGCGTTTTTTATGATTCACGTTCCTATGGTTTACACAAATGGATTATCGAATTCGCATCGTCGTTAATGGAGAGGGGGACGCGCCGGCATTTTTGGGACGCGTGCAAGGCGGGCTGGGCGGCATCGCCCAAATTGCGGCGGGCGGTGTGCTCGCCGGCGGCATTATGGCGTTTGGCAACGCGCTCGGCAGCGCGACGCAGCAAGCCGTGAGCGCGGTCTCGAATTACGAACGGCTGGGGATGTCGCTCGAAGCGTTATTGGCGCGCGAGATTCGCAACGCGACCGGCATCGAAAAAACGATTGTCGTCGGGCAGCAGCGCATTCAATTGACGGAACAGGAAATCGCGCAGATTGGGAAATTGAAGGATGCGCTGCAAACGGAATCGCTGCAACGCGAGGTGCTCGGCGCAAAAATCCAAGAGCAAAAGGAACGCATCCGGCAACTGACGGAGCAATACGGCGAGAATGGTTTGGTCGTGATCAAGGAACGCGCGGAATTGGCGCTGATGGAGCAGGCGTACGCGAAAAGCGGGACGGCGATTGACAAGTACGGGCAGCAAATCGCAACTCTCGAAGGCAAACAGGGCAAGCTCGCCGACGTGACCAAGAAAGTCGTCGAGGGACAGCTCTCGATGAATGAGGCGTTGGCGCAAGCAGGACCGAAAGCGCAAGAGATGTTGCAATGGGTCGAACGGCTTGCGATTTTGTCGCCGTTCAAGAGTGAGGACATTGCGGCGAGTTTGCAGCAAGCGATGAATTTTCAATTTTCTTCGCAACAGGCGCAACGACTCACGCAGGACTTGGTGGATTTGGGCGCGGCGACGGGCGCCACAGGCGACAAGATGCGGCTCATTTCGTACGCGATTGGGCAAATCAATTTGTCCGACAAATTGTTGATGCAGGATTTGCGGCAACTCATCAATGCGGGAGTGGATGTGGAATCGGTGCTGAAAAAGATGGGTTATTCGCTGAAGGATGTCGGCGAGAAGAGCATTGACTCGAAAAAATTTATCGAGATGTTTTTGCAGACGGTGGAGCAGGATTTTGGCGGCGCGGCGCAACGGCAAGCGGAATCGCTGACGGGCTTGCTCACGTCGTTGGATGAAATCAAGGACATTGCGCTGCGCGATATCTTTACGGGCGCGCTGATGGCAGCCAAGCCGGTGCTCGCCGACATTGTGGGGCTGGTGACGAATCCGGGTTTTCGCGCGGGCTTGCAAGGGTTCGGCACGTGGGTTGGCGAAGGGGTGAAAAGCGCGGTGGGCTTGTTGAAAGAAGGCATCGGCGTCGTGCGGAATTTCAAAAAGGAATTTGATTTTCAGCGCATGATGGGCAAGTCGCCGCTCGACGCGCTGCAATCTGCGTTGCGCGTGACGCTGCCGCCGGAAGCGCGCGGTGCGATTGACGGCTTTTTCGCCGCGCTGCAAACGGGGATGACCTTCGTCAACGGCACGGTGATACCGGCGTTTCAAACTTTCATCGCGTTGGCGGGTCCGCAATTGGGCGCGGGCTTGCAAATAGTTGTCAAGTGGATTCAGCAGTTGGCGTCGTTCGCGCTGCCGTTGTTGGTGCAGGGGTTTCAATGGGCGTCGCAGAATATGGGCATCGTGACGCCGATTTTGTTGGCGCTCGCGGGCGTGCTCGCGCTGATTCTGGGACCGGTGATTGCGATTCCGGCGGCGCTGATTTTACTTGGCACGGCGTGGGCGAACAACTGGGGCGGGATTCAGGAAAAGACGGCGGCGGTCGCGGCGTTTCTCGGTCCCATCTTGCAGCAAATCGCCGATTTCTTTACGACGATTTTGATTCCGGCGCTGCTCAATCTCGGCGCGCAAGCAGGTCCGGTGCTGACGGCAATCGGCGCATTTTTTACGGGCGTAATTTTGCCCGCGCTGGCGGGGTTGGCGCAATGGTTGATGCTGAATATCCCGGCGGCGATTGGGGCGTTTCAAACGGCATGGTTGAACGCGCAGCCGACATTGCAAATGATCGGGCGCGCGGTGACGGCGGTGATTGGCATCGTCACGAGTCTGTCCGCTATCTGGCTGAACATCAACCGGTTGGTGAATCAGTTCGCGCAGTATTTGAGTGATGTGATTTTGCAGTTTCTCGGGGTGGACCGCAGCGCGCAGGCGACGCAGCAGCGTTTGCAGGGGGTCGGTGATTTTCTGGGCGTGATTGGCGGAATTATCAAGACGTTTATTGACGCGGTGCTCGTGGAACTCAACAAACAATTTTCGGCATTGGTGGGATTGCTGGAGTTACTCGCCAAATGGTTGGGCATTGTCGCGGACGCGTTGTCCAATCTTCAGGTGCCGGACGCGTTTCAACGACATTCGCCGTCGCCGTTTGAACAGATGTTGATGAACTCGAATGCGCACTTGCGCGAGATGGCGACCTTGATGCCGAATTCGTTGGGGAAATTGGGCGGGTACGGCGCACCGAATGTTTCGCTGCTGCCGGCAACGGGCGGGATCGGTTTCGGCGCGAACGCGCGGGGCGGGGGACAGTGGCAGGACGCGCGGCGCACGGTGAACATTCACGGTCCGGTGTATGTGCAGGCAAACGACGCGCACGCGTTCATGGGTTCGCTGCAAGAATTGGAAGAGGACGTAATTACGCGCGACCGGATGGGAGAGTAGATGGCGACGACGGCGCAATTCCAACAGAACGGCTCGACGGTGGTGGACGTGAACGCGGGTAATTTTTCGATGCTCGATTATTTTCCGAAACCGCCGAATACGCTCGCCAACGGACGACCGGACTTGACGACGCGGGTGACGGAGGAGGTGCCGTTCATCGTCAAGGCGTCCACGCTCGATTTGGTTTCGGATTATCTCGGCAATCTGGACCGCTATTTGCTGAACGCGTCGTTGAATCCCGCGCAGTATTTGGAATTTGTGTGGAAGCCGGACACGCTGACGACCGCCGGGCGTGTGACGGTGTACGAAGGGATGGTGAAACGGGAGGGGCGCGCGGAAAAGACGGATGACGGGCAGTACGTGCAGCGCGCGGTCGCGCAGATTGTGCGTGACCCGGTTTGGTTCGGCGCACTCACGTCTATTACGTTCGATGCCTCGACGCCCGGCACGATTGACAATGACGATACGTGCTATGTGGTCTTGCCCACCTTGCTTGGCGATCTGCCCGCGCCGTGTCGTTTTATCGTGCAATCGTCGGGAGGAAATACGGCAAGCGCGAAACGCGCGTTGGCATCGCTGAAAGCGAATGGCACGCCGGCGCAATTCAGTCATATTCTGCAAGTCGAAAGCGCAACGTATCTCGATGCGGGGCTGACGAATCAGGCGTCCACCAATTTTTCGCCGGGCACGGGCGGCACGACGGCGAAACGCTATGCGGCGGCGAACACGAATTTTATTCAACTCGCGCGCTGGGATATTACGTCGAATGTGTTGGCGTGGCAGGGGACGTACCTGGCGCTGCTGCGGGTGCGCGAGAATTCGACGACGCGAAATTACCGGTTTATGCTGCGCGGCGGCGATATTGTGGGCAGCCAGTATATTGCGGGGGCGTGGACGACGGCGCAAAAGGTGAAAACGCCGACGACGAACAGCGGCGCGACGACGGAATGGCTGCTGCTGCCGTTGGGCTTGGTGACGGCGCCGCGGGCGCGGGGGCGTGACGTGCCGTACGGCGGAATTTTCTTTGACCTGTGGGGCGATTGTCTGGCGGCGACGGGCTCGGTGGACCTGGACAATTTGTTTTTGTTTCCGGTCGGCGAATGCGGTTCGGGGCTGGGTCTGGCGGCGGCGGACTTTGATGTGGCGTTGTCGAATGGGCGCGCGGTGTTTGATTCGCGCGCGGGGATGCCTCCGGCGTATCTGTCGGACGGGACAAATTTTTTGGCGGGCGCGGCGAATTACCAGGGGGGGGCGTTGTATGTGCTGCCGCAAGTGGCGTTGCAGCGCGTTTATTTTTTGGTCACGCGCGACGAGACCGGGTATTTCCAACACGATCGCACGAACACGCTGAGCGTGACGGGATGGTACCAGCCCAGATGGTCTCACATGCCGGGAACAAATTAAATGGACAATGCACAATGGGTATGGCGAAATAAGGATGACGCGTGATTCCGATTCCGAAAGATGCGTTCACGCTGACGCGTTTTGATTCGCTGCTCGCGAAAACGACGTTGGGCGCGGGCATCAACCTGATTACGAATCCGGGGTTTGAACTGGATTTTGCGGCGTGGGGGACGGCGACGAACTGGTCGGCGGTTGCGGCGGACAGCGTGACGCCGAACGGGTTGGACGACAAGATGGCGCAAGCGTCGAGCGCGTCCAAGTCCAGCGCCTCGACGTTGGAGTCGTCGCGCGTGGCGGTGTCCGGGCAAGCCGATTATGTGGTCAGTTTTTTGTATGGCAGTCCGTCGAACGCACCGAAAAAAGCGAACAACCTGACGGTGACGGTGAATTGGTGGAACGCGTCGCCCGGAGGTTCGCTGGTGCGCGCGGATGTGGTGCTGGCGTCACCGCTGCGCCCGAACAAGAACGGCATGCGCATTTTTACCGCGCGCATTACATCACCGGCAGGCGCAACGTACGCGAGTTTCAAAGCGCGCAATGTGTATGGGGCGGCGGTGACGGGGGCAAGTTATGGCGCACTGTTGGACAATGTGCTGCTGGCGGGCGTGATTACGACGCCGACGCTGACGGGCTTGGAGACACTGACGTATGGCGGGAATCCGATTTATTTTCGCAATTTGAAATTTGGTTGGCATTATCAAACGGGCTGCAAACGTAAGGCGTTCCGGGTGTATGGTCCGGCGGAGTATCTAACGTTTTTGCTGGATACGGCGCTGGGGCAACACGTGGAAATGTCGGGGCTGGGGACGCGCGTGTTTGGAGGAATGTTGTGGTCCATGTTCGGACAAATCGGGGCGCGCAGTATGGGGGTGACGCTCGATTCGTTGGCGAACTATATCAAAGTGCCGTACCGGGACACGTATGCGGTGCAGGCGGATGCGGAAAGCATCTTGCGGTACGGGCGCAAGGACTTGATTGCGGACAAACAATTCAGCACGATGGCGGACGCGTTGGGATATGGGAATCTGCTGTTGAGCGAAATGGCGTTTCCGCGTCCGACGGCAGACGACGGCGGGGGCGCGGGGGGCGCGGATTTTTTGGATATTGAGGTGATGGGTTATTTTGCAAATTTGCAGTGGACGACAGGGTTGGCGCCGACGTTTATCGGCGCATACGATACGTCCCAGGTGATTGCGACGATGCCGGCGACGGTGTTTGGAAACAAATCGCTGTTGGGACGGGTGGGGCAAGATTCGCCGAATGATTTTTATTCGTCGGATTACGCGCTGGTCGAGACGACGGGCAAGACGGCGTATGCGCCGCAAAATGCGGGCGCACGCACATCGCAAGAAATGTTGTTGGAGTTGGTGGGGCTTGGCACATCGGCGAACAAGGGACTGGTGTGCGGGGTGGACGACGCGCGACGTTTTTTTATGCGGCAGCGTCCGACGACGCGGGCGTATACGCGCGTTGTGGATACCGACGGGAAATTTTCTTTTTACGATGCGGCGGGAAATGAGGTCGCGCGTCCGTTGGTGCGCTGCGGTGAATTTGTGACGGACGGTGCGCCGGTCCCAAGTTTCAATGTGATTCGCGGGGCGGACGCGGCGCGGGACCCGATGAACCGGTTCATTACGGAAACCGAGTATGACCACGAGAACAATGACATGCGCGTGACGCTCGCGGGCAAGCGGCGTCTCGGCTTGGATTTGTCGCGTGCGCTGCGGAGACGAAAATGAGCAATTCGCTGGGGTTGGTGTATCCGGCGTTGGAAGACGCGCTGGATGAAATCGGAGAAGTGTCGCTCCAGTTGTATGGCTTGAGCGCGTATTTCGCTGCGCTCAATTTGGACGACCAGGACACGGACTCGTGGCATGACGCGGCAGCCGCCCTGTCGCTATCGCTGTCGCTGCGGTATCAGGACATTGGCACGGACCCGATTCAGATCGGGTATTCGCACGACGGCACAACGGAAACATTGGAAACGGTTGTCACGAAAACGGATACGGGGCTGTGGAAGTGGAAGCATTACACGCTGGCAAGCACGGCGCGGATGGCGCATAGTGTGTATGAAAGTTTTGGCAATGCGGATTTTCGTTTGGAGTGCGTGAGTGATTTGGGGGTGACGAATGTGTCGCTCCGCAACGTGACCACGAAAGCGCATTTGGATTGGAAGGCGTCGGACGAACAACCGACGGACGTGGAAGGGACGTCGATTCAAGACGCAACGATTTCGGGCGACCGTTTGGTCAATGCGACGATTACGGCGACGCAAATCGCCAACGCCACTATCACCGCCGCGCAGATTGCAAACGCGACGATTACGGGCGCGAACATTGCAAGCGCGACCATCACCGGTTCAAACATCGCAAGCGCGACCATCGCGGGGAGCAATCTGGTCAGTGGCACCATCACGGCGACGCAAATTGCGGCGGGAACGATTACGGCGAATGAGATTGCGAATGCCACTATCACCGGCGCAAAGATTGGGGCGGGACAAATCACCGGGTCGAATATCGCGGGCGGCACGATAACGGCATCGAATATCACATCCGGCACGATTACGGCGACGCAGATTCAGGCGTTGACGATTACGGCGAGTGAGATTGCGAATTTGACCATCACGGCGGCGCAGATTGCGAACGCGACGATTACGGGCGCAAACATTGCGAATGCGACGATTGCGGGGTCAAACATTTCAGCGGCGACAATTACAAGCAGCAACATCGCGGGCGGTACCATCACCGGGTCGAACATTGCGAGCGGCACCATCACCGGCTCTAACATCTCGAATGCGACAATTACGAATTCGCTGCTGGTGGACGCAACGATTACGGGCGCAAAGATTGCAGGCGCGACCATCACGGGGTCAAACATTGCGGCAACGACGATTACGGCGTCGAATATCGCGGCGGGAACGATTACGGCAACACAGATTGCAAGCGGCACCATCACCGCGACGCAGATTGCCTCCGGCACAATTACGGCAACACAATTGTCGGCGACGGCGATTGACTCGATGACGATAACGGGTGCGACCATCCGCACGGCGTCGAGCGGCGCGCGTGTGGAGATGAACACAACGAAAATTTTCGGGTATGATGGTTCTGCGAATATCTGGGAAATTGATTCGGGCGGGATGCGCGTGCTGGTTGGTGCGACGATGGCGGTCGCAAAAGCGTTTACGCTGAAATCGGGCAGTAACACGATTGGCGGGGTGTACGGCAGCGACAATGCCGGCGCGCATACGGTTCAATTGAGTGCGGATTCGATTGCGGCAGCCGACTCTAATCTGAATCTGTTTTCCGATGCGCCGGCAGGCAAGTCGTCGTCGGTCAGTCTGGACTCTCTCAGCGCCGGAGTCAGTAATTTTTCGATCGGGGTGTCAGAGACCGGAATCGGGCTGTCGGGAAAAACGTTTGTCAATGAGACAGAGAACGCCAATGCGGCGACGGGGAGCATCACCATCCACCAGGGTGGAAACAATAACGAAGCGTTTGCAGTAAAACGCTCTTCGGTCGCGCACGCGATGACCACGCTGACCGAAACCGATACGTATGGCACGGTCAGTCCGGCGCAAACGACCAATGGCGGTCTGCAATTGAGCGGGTACAGCGCAAGCACGATTGGTCTGGAACTGACCGGCGTGATGACGACGGATAACACCGCGCGGTCAACCTCAGCCGTTGGCGCGGTGACGCTGGACGGTCGAAAAAAAAGCGGAACGGGCAAAGGTTCGTTGGGCGCGAACGGCAATTTGTTTGTGGTGCGCGACGATACGAGCGCGCGGTTTTTGGTGGACAAAGAGGGCGACATCCACATGGATGCGACGAGCAACATCAACGCCTGGGATGATTTTGACGATGTGAAATTGCTCGAAGCGTTTCGCGTGAAAACGGCGGGCGTGAATTTCAAAACGTCATTTGCGCGCGACGTAGAGCAATACGCGCGGGTGTTGCATGAGACGGGCGTGCTGACACTCAACGACGACGGGCATCATTTCGCAAGCATCAAGGGTTTATTTGGTTTGACGATTGATGCGATTCGGCAGATGGCGCAACGGCTCGAAAAATATGAACGCGCGTTCGCGCGGTTGGGAGTGGACGTGACGCGGTTGGACGGACAGGTTGTGTGAGAGGGAAAAATGAAAAAAATGATTGTGGGGGCGCTATTGGGGGTGTGGCTGGGGTTGGTTCTGTTGTGGTTCGGTTCGCCGCAGCCGTTGGCAGCGTGGCGCGGGCATCGAACGTTCACGCCGATTGTTTCGACAATTGTTCCCGGCGCAACGGGGACGCTGCCAACCAAGACGCCGACCGCGCAATGGACGCCGATTGTTTCGACAATTGTGCCGGGTCCGACTGGAATGCTGCCAACCAAGACGCCGGTCTCGATATGTTCAAGGAATAAATGTCCATGAGTAAAAAACGAAATATCCAGCGCGGGCAGGCACGCGCGGCGGAGACGCAAGCCCCGAAGCCGCGTCAGATTCAACAACTTTCGTTCTCGGGAACGTACGATGTGGAGAACGACCGGATCGAGTCGTTTAGCAGCTCGCCGGCGAATCTAAATCCGTTGGCGCTGCTGCGCGCGCTGCACGCGCTGGAGATGCAATTGATGGCGGCGGTGGTAAAGGCGAATCTTCCTGACGGGGTGGAATGAAAATTGTTGATGCGCGCCGATGGATGAAAAAAACGCACCGCTCAGGTGCGTTTTTTATTTCAACATGAACGATGTGACGCGATTCCAATTCGCGACGATGAAACACGCGAGCAAAACGAGCGCAAGCAGGATGAGCAGGATGAACGGATTGGATGCTTGCGGTGGGGGCGGAGATTTGGGAAATTTTACGCCGCGATGGATGCCCATTTTTTATGCTTGCGTTGTGGGATGGTCGTTCTGGCGCGGCGGCGCGGGCGGAAAGAGCGACGCATGAAAGCGGTGCACGGCGCGCGGCATTTCGAGCGCAAGGGCGTACTTGTTCAAGGAAAATGAAAAGGGGGTATTTCGTTCGCCTTCGGCAACGACCGCGCGTCGAAATTGCAAGGTGATGTTGGTGTCGGGAAACGCGTCGAACGAACGCGCGGGCAAGAGTTCCATTTTCCAGCCCGCGCTCGCAATCTCGGATAATTCGATGCACATTTGATAAAACGTTTTGTCGAGCGGGAGCGCGGGCGGAAGGGGGATTGAACTGAGCATGCGCACAGTATAGCACGCGTGTTCGCTTTGTTCAATCCCCTATTTTGTTCAAACGCAGTTCGTTTGATTTACCACGCGGGGGCGATGCGTTCCAACACTGCGCCGACGTAATCGCGCATGGTTTCGATGGCTTGTGTCGCATCGTCGAATGGACCGACATTATCCGCCTTCATGTCCTCAATCGCTTGGTCTTCGATAGGATCGGTCTTTTGCGCGCGCACGGCACACGGGTTTTGCCCGGGCAAAAACATTTGTAGCCAGTAATTGCGTCCGCAATCCGCCGCCGGATACATCCCGCCGCCATCATAATCGAGCGACCACGTTTGACTGGCGCTGCCAATTTGCGCAGGGACCGGTTTGCCGGTGGGATTTGCCAGAATCAGCATGCCCAAGACGGCGAGGAGAAACAGAACGACCACGGTCTTGGAGTCGGTGAACAGGTCTAACATTTTGATTACTCTTCCTTTGGTTTGTGCGTGACGAGCCACACCAGCACGAGGACGGGTGACACGCCGAGCGCGAGCATATAGATTCCGGCGACGATGCCGCCGTTTTGAAACATGTAGATGGCACAAAAAAGCCAGAGCAAGAAAATACAGGCGTAAAGTTTCGGGACTTGGATGCGATTTTTCATTTCGTCGAACTCCGATACAAATTTGTCGTATTGCCAGAGATGCCGCGCGATGTGGAGGGCAAGAAATCGCCGTGCGCGCGTGCGGACGGCGAACGCGTAAAATGAGCAAGCGAGACGCAGGGCAAAGAGGTTCATGCCAAGCCATCCTTTTTTTGTGCGCGCGTTTCGACCAAGCCGAGCAAGTCCACCGGCTGCAACGCGCAGTCCTGGCACAAAAAGATTTCGTGCATCAATTCTTTATTCTCATCGCCAAGAATTTTTACTACGTCGTCGTCCGGCGCAAATATTTCGGCGAGCGGCAAGTTGCCTCCCAGATATTGTGTTAGCCCGAGCACTTGATTGGCTTGGCGCGGCAGCACAAACGCCTGCGACACGCGCACGACGTAAAAGTATCCGTGCATTAGCGGACCGCGACAGTTGTCGCACGGTCGAAGTTGGGAAAGTTTCATGGTTTGTTTTCCTCTCTCCACCACAGGTCAACGTAATAAAGCAATCCTTCCGCGCCGTCGGCGGACGTAGCGTGTTCGGGGACGCCCAAATCACGGCGAAAGGTTTTTAGTTCGGAGCGCCAACGTTTGAGCCGCGCGACGCCGCCGAGATAGGTATCGGTTTGCGGCGCAAAATCGTTGAGCGGCGAAAGCCCTTTGCGCGCGATGCGGAGAAACCACCAGCCGTCTGCTTGGAAATAAATCATGGCGAGCTGCGCTTTGTTGGACAATGGCTGCGCGGGTTCGACCAACTTGTTGGGACGCGCGCGGGCGTCGCGTTTCAGGCGTTCGCCGATTTCGACGAGGGTAAGCGGCGCGCCACGTGGCGCGCGCCGGACGGCGGTTGCGGGCAGGGTCATCGTTGCGCCTCGATTTGCGCAAGCACGTCGCGCGGGACATCGAACAATCCTTGCGCGCCGCGACACGGAATCGGTACGTCGAGTCGTCGAATGTTTGCGAGAATCCACGCATAACGTCCTGGGGCGTAATCACCGAATGACAATTCGGGTTCGGCGACAGATTGGAAATCATTGCTTCCCAGATGTCCAAATAAATAAGTTCCTTTCGGTCCGTTCGCAATCATCAAAACATTTGACAACTCGCACACCGCCACAATCGCGCCGAGTGGCAGTTCATCACCGGCGGCGAATAGATTGTCGAGCGCACCTGCGAATGGGTCACGCTCGCACAAGAGTTTCATTTCGCGCGTCATTTTCTGCGCGGCGTGAATGGCGAGCGGTCCGCGGTGTGCGGTGCGCCACGAACGCGTTTCGATTTTCTTTGCGCCGAGCGCAATCAGGGTCGCCCAGGGCTGCCAGAGTGAGATTGCTTTCATGGTTACTCCAATCCCGGTAAGGTCGGCGCGCCGCTCTCGCGCAGCAACATGTCGAGCGGCAATGGTTCGGTGTGTTTGCAGTGCGGGTATTCGACGCAGCCGAGAAATTTGGTGTTGTCGTCTTTGGTTTTGATGACCAATTGCCCGGTCGCGCAGCGCGGGCATTTTTTGATTGCTTTCGGTTTGAGCTCCATCACATATTGTTCTTTCGTGACGCGCTGCATTCCGTCGCGCGCCATGAGGGCATCCACTTGCTCAAGGTTCGCGTTTTCCTTCAGTTTGAGTTCGGCAGTCAATCCGTCGCCGACGTAATAGACAATCATGTTTTTCTCCTATTCGCGCACGAGTTTCATCACATCGGGCGCGACTTGAAATCTGCCCGCCCAACTTTGCGCGGTCTTTTTTGTGACCAAATTGCGCTGCACGAGATTTCCGAGAATGGTGCGCGTGTCGGGGAGCGATGGCTTGCCATCGAGCAATCGCTGGATGGCAAGCGCAGAGAGTTCGCGACGGCGATGATTGATAAGGACAATGAGCGCGTCGCGCTCGACGAGTGACAAGCCACGCAAGATTTCTCGCAGCGGCGGCTCGAAGCGGTAGAATGGTTCCATTTCAATTGCGTGTTTAATGATGCGATATTTTTCGATGACATTAGGCACGGACGGGACTCGCACCTCGTTGTCATTCGCGGCGTAAAATGTCGCGCTCGCCCACTGCTCGACGCTCTCGCGCTGTCTGGCGGACCACGTTTCAATGACTGACAGCGGCACATCTTCGTCAACCAATTTCAATATGTCTTGCAATGTTTCGAGTTCTTGTTGTGCGCTCATGCGTTTTCCTCTTTCGTTCGTCGCGCGCGGGAATGAAGCGTGCGCGTCATCTTTTCGACGTGATTCACTTTGCGCTCGATGCGTTTGGTTGCGGTGTCGAGCGCGCGACGGTCGCGGACGTATTGAACGCGCGCGGCATTGAGTTCGTCGAGCGCGGCATTGGCACGCGCGACATACCACGTGAGATTTTGAGATTGCGCCTGCTTACGTAAGTGACGCAGGTGATACCCGGCGTTTGCGAGCGCGTTGGTTACGTTGACGCGTTTTGGTTTTGGGCTTGGATTCGAGCGAGGCATTATCATTTTCCTTTCGTGCGCGTCGCCGTGTGCGTTTGGTGAGCGGAATACATTCGGGCGAGCATTTGCGCTGCCGCGAGTTGACCTGCATAAAGTGAATGCCGCACGAACGACATTTGACGACGGGATGTGTGATGTAGATTCGGGCGGGCAACGGCTGTTTACTGACGACGGTGACGACGCCGACGGGCGACGGCACGTCGTTTTGGTCGCGCATCCAATATGCGTAGGCGTCCTGAATTTTACGAAATGCTCTTTCAAAGTGCGGTGAAATTTGCTTTGAACCGCCGACCACGCCTTTGAGATGTCCGCGCGAATAGCCGATGTAGGCGGCGATTTTACGCGCGGACCAGCCCCAGTCGTTTTTGACGTGGGTGCAGTATCGCTGCACGATTTCGCGCGTGAGACGGGTCTCGACATGCGCGCGGGTGATAAGGGGTTTGCGAGTTGACATGTGTCACGGTTCCTCCGAATGAATCAAGGTCTGAGGTGTGAGGGAATGGTCGCGCTGTCATGGGCGCGCATTCGCGGCTCGAAAGTTTTGCCGAAAACGGGGCTGATGATATCGCGACGGTGTAAGGCAACCGGTTGCGCGGCGGGACCGGAATGGGCAGGGACGGGCTTGCGCCGGTGCGGGCTGTGGCGTTGGATGGCACGCGGCGATGAAACGACAACCGCGCGGCGGGCGCGCGCTGCGCGCTGCGCTTGAATACGTTCGGCGACGTGCGGCTCGATGGAACGGTTTTTGTCGAACGAGACGACGCACAGGTCGCATTGTTCGGGAATGAGATAGTGACGGCAGCGTAGGTGATGTGGGTATTCAGACATTGCGGTTTTACCTCGTTGTGGGAATAGATTTTTGTCTTGTCTCGCGACGTTCCATTTCTTGCAGCGCCGCGCGTCCGAGCGCGATGAGCGCGTTCAAATCGTCGAGCGTGAGTTCGTCGAGATGTTGGAGCACGTCGCGGGCAAAGGGAGCGATGCGAATGGCGAATACGGCTTCGCCCCAGTCTTCGCCCGCGCGTGCCAGCACGAGACGCGCTTCGTGCTCCGATGTGTCATCGGACAAACGGCGTCCGTTGGACAAAGAGCGTCCGCTGGAATTGGCGGACACTTGTCCGTTATTTTTCGTTCGCGCCATCTGTGTTTTCCTCCACGCTTTCTGGTGGCGCATCCGTGCGTGTCATGTTTTCGTCAAGCATGTTTTGGATGGCGGTGACGGCAGACACTTGTTCGGTGATGCCTTCGGCGCGCGCTCGAATCAGTTCTCCGAGTTCGTTCAGGTACATCTCGCGTATTTCGTCGGGAGTAAGGTCGGGCAAATAGAGATTCGCCGCGGTCACGAACTGTTGCACGTCTTCGGGGGTGTCGAATTTTGGATTTTTAAGCACGGCGCTTGCCCAAATCAGATTGAGATTCATAAATTCATGTTTCCTTTGGATTCATCCTTGATGCGCACCTATGAGGCAATCGCTACACGGCTCACCGTAAGTGGTTTCGCTCAAACAAAAGCAATAGCGGCAACCGCAACGCGGTCGCTCACTCATCCTCTTCATCCTCGCCATTCTCATCACCATCGCCGCGCAAATCGTCTTCGCCGGCGTCGAGTCCGACAAAGGCAGCGCGCATTGCGGGCGGCGTTGCAGGCGCGGACAATTGCGGTAAATCAAAACGCGTAACCGGCATTTCGCGCAAGCGTTCTGCAAGTCCGCGCGCAATGTCTTCGGACGTGGGGGTGATGCTGTAGATAGAGCCGGGCGTGAAAAAGCGGGTGAACGCAGGGGCGTCGGCGGTTTCGGGTACGTCAATGCGGAGCATGCTCGCGCCGGCGATGGTTTGCTCGGAAATCATGCCTGCCATGCGCAAGCGTCCCATGACTTCCAAAATACCCCACTCGTGAAATTGTTCGTCTGCCATTTTTTCTCTCCTAAGGTTGAGATTCGTCGGCAAGAAATTGCCGCACATGTGTCTGTTTATTTGTCGCGCTTCAGTTTGGTGAAAACTTGTCGGCGATGAAATGCCGCGCGCGATGGTGATTGAATTCTTCCGTGAGTGTTTCGACCGGCACGCGCATGCCGGCAGACGGCGCGCCGACGCAGGCGAATTTGATTTGCGCCTTGCCGTCGCGGAACGCGCGGAAACAATCCATGCACAGGACCGCCAGCGCGCCTTGCATCTGCAATCCACATTCGGAACAGCCCCACGTGCCGACGCCGGGCGTGGGCGCTTTTTTGTTCAGCATGACGAGATTGAGCGCGCCGTGCGCGCATTCGCAAATGCAGCACGGTCCCAACGTGGTCAGGTTGATGGTTTCGTCCGGGTCGTCTTGATTCATGTTTTCCTCCGGGAAACTGAAGTTGCGCTTCGCGCAACATTCACTGTGATTCTTGTTCTTGGTTTTCCTGCGCATGCCGGCGGTCATGGCGCCACAACACGCGCGGGTCAACCATTTCGCCGCACCCCTCGCACTTGACCTTCGGGGATGCGTGGCGCTTTTGTTTTGGTTTGGTTTGCAAATCCTTGAAGGGAATCTCTGCCGCTGCGCGCGCCATAGGCGCGCGCAGCGGCACGGGCGTTTGCGAAATTCCATTGTGCTGAGTATTCGTCGAAGCCCCGTTCGGCGCGTACAACGCGCCGCGCACTTTTTGCTGCACTTCGCTCGGGTCGTCGAGAAAGTTTTCGGCGTCCTCTTCGTCGAGCGTGATGACGATGCGTTTTTTGGTTTGAACAATCATTTTGATTTTTGAGCATTCCGGCTTACGCAGCACGCAAAGCAGAAATGCCCGTATGTTCCTTTTGGTGTTTGGATTTTTCGCGTGAGGCGCGAAGTTTTTCGTTACAGGTATCACACTGGGCGAGTTCGCCGTCGTGGGTGTTGCCGCAGCGTTTACACGTTTTGCCGCGCGGTCTGCCGCTCTTTTTGTGCAGCGGGTCGGTGCCGCGTTGTGCGCGCCTCCATTCGCGCGAATACCGGCGGGACATCATGCGTTCGTGGACGCGTTCGACGCTCTCTTTGCCCGCGAGAATGGCATCTTCGAGTTTCTTTTCGGGATGACAGTCGCAATCACAGAGGGGCCACATGTCACATAATTCATGTCCGCCGCGAAAACAGTGCACGCCGAGCATAGAGTCCTCCTTCTACGTATTGAAGCGTTCCGCGGCGCGTACGAGTTGATTCAGGAACGCGCGATGCGTCTGATAGCCGTCGCCAACGCGCGCCATGAGTTTTTGCGCGACCGCAATGTCGCAGGCGTTTTTGTACGTGGAGATCCAATCTTTTTTGACGCGCCCGGAAAGCAAAAGAGCGTCGAGCGAGAATGGTTCGTCCCAACCCAAGCGCACGACCGCATGAATCGTGTTGGACTTGCGAACGCGCGCAGTGGCAAGCGCATACGCCTGCGTGAGTGCGCGCTGGACAGCGCGATTGGTAAGGATTTGGTCTATCTCGGATTGCGGTTTGGCTGCGGCGCGCGTTTTGAGCGGTGCGGATGGGGCACGCAAACGCGCGGCGGGTTCGCGTGAGGCGGACCGTGCGTTTTGGTTTTGTCCAGTGACAGTGAAATCCAAATGTTCGATGTCCACTTCGCCCATGAGCTCTTGCTCGATGCCCCACAAGCGGCGCGGTTCATTGGATGCTTCGGCTGCCGTGAGCAAGAGACGGTATTCGCCGCCTTTTTCGGAATGGAGTAAGCGCCCCATGCGCTGCGCGCCCTGTGTGCGCGCGTTTTGCATGAATCCGTAATCAATGACGAGCGTGAGGTCGGTAAGGTCAAGCGCGGTGTCGGCGATGCGCGAGACGACGCAGACCGGCGCGTTGCGGATTTGCTGCAATTTGTTTTTGGTCTCGCCATGAACGAACGGGACGCCGAGCGCGTTGGCTAGCGTTTGTCCTTCTTGAATCCAATCGCAAAAAATGAGCGCGCGCGCGGCGGGACGTTGGGCGAGCAACGTTTTGACGCGCTGGGTTTTGGCGGCAGCGTCTTTGTGTGTTTCGACGACGATATGCGGTTTTTTCAAGACGCCGGCGCGAATCAATTGCGCCCACGGCACGTGGACAGGAAAACCGGAGAGGGCGACGATGAGATGTTGACGGTCATCTTCACGCCAGGGGGTTGCGGTGTCGCCGATGCGATAGGTGGCATCAATGAAGGCGAGTTTGGAAAAGGTGTTGGCGGGGGCGCGGTGCGCTTCGTTCAGAATGAGCAAATCGAAATGCTGGTTGATATATTTCGACGCGCCCTGATAGGTGGACGTGATTACGCGCGCGTGCGGTACGGAAATTTTCAGACTGTCGCGCCATTGTTCGATGGCGGTGGACGTGTCGGACAATAAAAGCACGTTGCCGCGAAAGTGACCGAGAATGTAGAGGACGGTGTAGCCCTTGCCCGCGCCCGTCGGATGATTGATAAACACGGCTCCCTTGCTCAGGAATTCGTCGAGGGCAGCGCGTTGATAATCGCGCAAGACGATGGGCTGCCCGGCGCGTTTTGGATTGGGGTCGAGCGCGGGCGCGCCCTGTGCGTCCCAATGTCCGGCGGCGACGGGTTTTGGCTGATAGGGCAGGATACCGTCTTTGACGAGTTGGGCGACGAGTTTTATCCACGCGTCGCCGGGTTTGATGGCGAATGAGCCGTCGGCGTTTTGTTTGCCCAAATGCGCGCCGTATCGCTTTTTGAAACTCGCCGCGTCGCCGCGCGTGACGCGCACGCCGGTACGTGTGCCGTCCACCAGTGCGCTGTGCTCCGGGTCTGTGACGCCCATTTCCGTTTTGAGCCATTCGGGAAACGGCGTGAGCAAATTCATGCTGCGCGTTACGCGAAAGAGGTTGAACGCGTCCTCTTGCTTTTCGAGCCAGCCGATGTGCATGGGCATTTTGATGCCGCGCCATTGAATGACGTACCATTCGTCGCGCTTGCCGGTCGGCAATAACGTGTAGGGGCGCGTGACGGTCTGAGCGATAGCGTCGAGGTCGAGCTCGGCGGCGCCGGACGCGCGGATGTGTTTGGCAATTTCCGCGACGGCGCGGTTGCGTAGTTCATTCATCGCCGCGATGTGCGCGTCGAGCGTTTGGAGCGCGGACTGCGCGGCAGAAAGAGAGGTTTGCCAATCGGATAGGGCGAGATTGGGCGTGGTCATGGTCGCTCCGTTTTGGGCTGGCGCGCTGCCGGCGCACGATGTCGGAATACATAAACTATTGTGCGTTTATTCCACACGCGCGCGGCGCGCCGGATTGCGTTACGCAGCTGCTGCCAGACGCGCAGGGGGACGAGTTCGGTTTCGAGACGCAGACGTTCATGCTCGGTCGCGACGTAGAGGATGGCGAGGGCGTCGTGTCTCTGGTTTGCTTGCAGCAGCTGTATTTCGCGCGCGGCAAGGTCAAGCCGGACGTGCTCGAGGCGCGCAGTGAGCGAGTATTCGCCCTGAAAGCGGTCCGCGCGCGGGATTTCGAGCGCGTCGAGGACGGCGTGCGCGTCGGCATGTTCACGCTTGAGGACGTGTAACTCGGCGCGCAGCTCGCCGAGTTGTTCAAACACGAGGGGGTCGAGCATAAAAACCTCCGCGATTGCGATTTTTGGCTCGCATAGCGGGCAACAAAAATCTGCAATTGATCCATCTTTTTTATTTTTATTTGTTTCTGTATTACTACCTGTGAAATTTGACGACCGCGCTTGTGTTTTTGCACAAGCCGGGTTGTGAAATTTCACAGGGGGCGGTTGTGAAATTGCGCGAGAGGGCTGTGCATACCGCGTAAATCCTTGTGAAATTGCACAGTGGGCTGTGAACGTGAAAGGGGGGTTGTGAAATTGCACAACCTTGTTGCTTGGGATGCCCCTTGCGGGACTGGCGAGACCGTATAAGAAAACCGTATGCGCGTTTTGCGTTTCGCAACTTTGCGCTAAGAAAACCAGAGACCGGGGGATGTGTCGTCGAACGCGCGTTGGCAGCGCGAGCGAACTAGTCTTGAATCAGGGTGGGAATTTCTAACTGTTCCCACTTTTCGGCATCAATCGCAAAATCACTGAGAAATTTTGCATGCCGTTCACGCAACAATTTCGGCAGCGTTTCAACCTGCGACGGCGTGAGTAACGGCACGGCATTGAGCACGCGCGCCCAGTACATTGCGTCATGTCCTTTGCCGATAACGTCAATGCGGCTGAGGTGGAACGCGTTGAGAATCCCAAATGCGCCTTCTACCTTTTCGGACGGGTTGCGCCCGGTGAGTGACTGCCGATGACAGTCGAGCGTCAGGGCGATGATTTCCACGCTGAGCCGGTGCTTGATGCCGCGTCCTTCATTCACCTTGTCGAGAGTGCGGAGCATCAGCCACGTGGAAAAGGCGAGGGAACCGAGCAGCGGCTGCCAATACCAAATCGCGTATTTTTGCACGAGGAGGAATGGCTTGAGCGGCGACTCGATGAATTCGACATAGATGTCGCCGGGCTTCGGCGGCGATTCGGCTTCTTCCGTCGCAGGTTCTTTTTCTGTTGGCGGCTTGAGGACGAAATTAAGCTCAATGTCCGCGTCGGCGACGTGGCGCGCGGTCCGTGACAACATGGCGCTGAGCTGTTGACTGAGCCATTGCTGGGCGTAGGCGTTGCGCACGCCAAGTGTCAGTACGTTCCCGCGCAGCGAAATGGGGAAAGATGGTTTGACCCACGTGTCAAACGTGGCTTTGGTCATTTGTCCTTGCAATTCGACGAGCATGGCGTTCCAAAGTTCCGTTGCGGTTTTGTTCATTTATTCCTCCGGCGCAACGCGCGCGCGGCATGACGGAGCAAGCATTTTGATTTTTATCCTTTCACAATTCAATGCGTTAAGGGGCTAGAACACGCGTTGCATTGAATCGCGCGGGGGGCGGCGCGAAAATGCGCGTGGTCGTAAGCGAAAAATCTTTTTTTGGATTGGACCGGGGAAGCACACCCCACGCACACGCGCGGCGTTGGACTTGGCGGTCAGGCGCCGGCGATGTGATGCTGTGTTTGGCGTTGGATGCGCGTTCCCCGATCCCGCCCGCGTGGCGCGCCCCCTGAAGGTGACGGTACGCGGGCGTTTGATTTGGCGACTCAAGTGTCGTTGTCCAATCGCTTGGAGTATCTGGTATGCAGCTGGGTCAAGCGATTGTTTTGTTTTTGGATGCGCGGGTTGGCATTGTGTCAGACAAGACGCTGCGCATCAATCGGCAGTATTTGCTATCGCTCGCGCATCGTTTGGGAAGTGAGCGCGAGATTGGGACGATTACGCTCGACGATTTGCGGGACTGGCGCAAATGGCTGGTGGAGCGTAACGAAAAGTATGCGTCGTCGCGCGTGCGCCACACCGAGCGCGCGCCGCTTTCGCGGCATACGGTGCATGGGCACGTGCGCAATTGTAAGCAATTTTTCAAATGGCTCGCGGCGGAAGGTCGGTTAGCGTCGAATCCGGCGGCGCGTTTGGAACAGGTGCAATTGCCAAAGGGACCGCGCCGGGGGCTGGCGGAAGCGGATTTTGAAAAATTACTGTATGTGGCGCGCGACTCGCTGCGCGACGTGGCGCTGCTGCGGATGTTTCACGATACGGGCTGCCGGTTGGGCGGGATTGCGACGCTGGAACTGCGCAACGTGGATGTGGCGGAGCGGCGCGCGTTGGTGCGTGAAAAAGGACGGGGCGGGCAGCAGGTCAGTCATTTTGTATTTCTCAAGCCGGAAACGTGTGCGGCATTGTGCGCGTATTTGGCGCGGCGTGCGCAGTGGCAGCCGCGCACGCCGCGTGTGTTTGTGAGTGAACGGCAGCCGCACGGGGCGTTGACGAATGGCGCGGTGTATCGGGCGTTGAAACGCATCGGGCGACGCGCGGACGTGGATTTGCATACGAATCCGCATGCGTATCGTCACGGCTTTGCGGCGCGGGCGTTGAACAATGGCGCGCCGTTGGGTGCGGTGTCGCGCTGGCTGCACCATTCGCGCATCACAGTGACGGATGAGTTTTACGGCGAATATGAGACGGGTGAATTGCAAGCCCAGCACGCGAAATATACGTGACGGGCGGCGGATGTGCCGATGTGCAAGACCGGCACACCCGCACCTGGAGGAGAGAGAAGGCGAAACGAAAGACCGTCGAGCCGGAGCGGGACCGCACGCGAGCGCAGCGCATAGATTCCCAATCGAGTCGTGCGCGACGCGCGTTCCGCGGTTCGTACCTCACCGCGTGAAGTCCATGTGTGAAATGGGCTTCACAACTCCGGCAACGGCACGTAGTACGCTTCACGGGATAACCCGGTTGTCAGGCGTAACTCTGATGCCAGTGGAAGCCGTTTTTGTCTCGGTCTATTTTTTGTTTGCGTTGCAAGAGAAATTGCATATAATGGTTTGGCGGACGAAAATCCGCCAAACACACATACTGTTGGAGGGGTCGCATAGCCAGGTCTAGTGCGGCCGCCTGCTAAGCGGCTCTAGGGGGTTATTCCTCTAGCGCGGGTTCAAATCCCGCCCCCTCCGCTTAATCATTTATGATTTTTGATTTTAGATTGGTTGTCACCGGATAAATCTGAAATCATAAATCGCAAATCAAAAATTGTTTTTGTCCTCGTGGCTCAATTGGATAGAGCACTTCCCTGCGGAGGAAGAGGTTAGCAGTTCAAGCCTGCTCGAGGACGCTCTAAAATATAAACTCCTCTTTCATGTACGAGATGAAGGAGGAGTTGTCCTTTTCAGCCGACTATGAAACTTTTGGGGGGGCGCAAAGGATGTCTT